CTAGCGTGCCCGATTGTGCAGCTTGTCATTCTCGATCACGGCCCGCTCGCGCTGCACGTCCAGATAGCGTGCTAGGTCGGTCAGGTGCACGCCCTGGGCGGCCTTCTGGCTGTTCTCGATCCTCACCAGGGGCAGGTCGATGATGCCGGCGACGATCTTGCTCCGCAGCTTGGCGGGCGTCAGGTGGCTGAAGTAGTCAGCGCAAAGACGCTCCAGCGGGATGACCGCAGCGCCTTGGTACTGAGCCATGAGTAGGAACGTCGTGTTCAATGGGCGTCTCCGGTACGATCCAGGGTCTGGTTGACGATGTCGGCGTCCTGCCGTGTCAGGGCGCCGAGGGCGTTGGCCATGCTGGCCAGGGCGAGGAGGTGGATGCGATCGCCCAGGGTGTTGCTGACCTGGTAGCGGATCAGCGCCTCGCCGAGCAGAGCGGTGGCCCGGCAGCGGCGGGCGAGGGTTGGGTGGAGCGTGATAGGCTGGTGAGTGCTGCTGCTCTGGGTCATTTCCATGATGAGTCTCCAGGTGGTGGTAGGGCCCGGGGGAGTTGCCGCTCTCCCGGGCTTTTTTATTTCCGCGCCGTGGGCAGCGCGGGACGAAACTTTGGTCGCGATCATGCTGGGCCTGCCGGGTTGGCGAAGACCCAGCAGCGGACCTTGTCTGGGCGGGTGTCGAGTGGATTGGCGCGTCGCTGGTTCTTGCGGATGCGGCTGGTGATGACCTTGTTGTCCAGGTAGCGGAACTGGCGGCTGTCCTTGAGCAGCTCGCGCAAGGTGCTCAGGTCGGCGAGGCGCTGGCGGTGCTCGGCAGCGCGCTCGATGAATTCGTTGAGGTTGATGGCGATCGCGCGGTCGTCATCGCTGTGGTTGACGACGGGGTCGCTGCTCATGGATTCGAGGTAGTCGTAGACCTGCCAGAACTCGGTCACGACCGGGTTATCCGCGCTGATGGCCGCCTGGCGCTCCAGGGCGATGCGGACCATGGTGCGCTGAGTCTGGCGGACCATGTCCTTGGGGATGGCCACCACCAGGGCGAGGCAGTCGAGCAGGGCGAGGAACATGGCGTGGTTTTTCACGATCCGCTCGATGCGCAGGTGGCCGACCAGGTCGCTCTGGCAGCTGCTGCAGCGATGGCTGTCGCCGGTCAGGCGGGTGCCGCAGCAGAAGCAGGTGTCGCCCAGGCGGCGCAGCTTGGCCTCGTACTGTGGGAACAGCTCGTGGAAGCGGGCCAGGACCTCGGATTCCTTGCGGGTGGCCAGCAGCAGGAAGTGGCTCAGGGTCTCGCCGTCCATACGACTCAGGGTGTCGGCCGCGGCGCGGCTCTCGTCGGTCAGCACCGGGCGGGTAAAGTGCAGCTTCACGATTCGGGTGAGGATGGCCTCGGAGGCGCTGACCGGGGCGTTCTGGCTGATCGCGATGGTGCCGCGGAAGGGCGGCTCGTAGGTCTCGTTGCCCGCCGTCTTCATACCGCGGGTGCGCAAGGTGCCGCCGCCGAAGAAGTCCTTCAGCTCGTCCCAGTCGAAGCTCTTGGCGTGGGCCTTCTCTGGGTCGTTGCGATCGCCCTCGATCAGGACGATGGGCATGCCGGCGACCTGGCCCATGGCGCGGCTGCGGCCGGCGGTGGAGGATTTGGACGGGTCGAAGCCTTCGTAGCCGGCCCGGCCGAACAGCTTCCAGAGAAAGGTCAGCAGGGTGGTCTTGCCGGCACCGGCCTCGCCGGTGGCTTCCAGGAAGGGGAAGGACTGGTAGCGGGCGCGGATCTGCTCGGCGAACAGCGAGCCGAACCAGAAGGTGAGGGCGGTCAGGCCGTTGGCGCCGAAGCAGGTCCAGAGCAGCGGCAGCCAGTCGCTGCGATAGTCACCGGCGGTGGGGTTGGGCTTGAGGCCGATGGTCTTCTGCAGGGTCTTGAGGCGCAGCTTGCCGAAGTCGAAGTAGTCCTCGTCGTTGACCTGGTGTAGCTGGCCATCACGGACCGCCAGGTCGCCGAAGACATAGCAGCCGTGCTCGCGGCTGTAGCCGACATAGTCCATGGTCTCCACGGTTTTCAGGCCGAAGAGCTGGTCCTTCATGATCTTGTCCAGCTGGGTGCCGCTGCCGGTGAAGACGGCGCCGGCGGCCATGCTGAGCAGGCGCTTCTTGAACTCGCTGGCGGCGGCGACCTGGGCGCCGGTGAAGGTGTTCTTCACCGGGGCGCCGTCGTGGGGAAACTCGACGCGGAAGTAGTACCAGGACTCGTCGGTGACCTCGTTGCGCTGGAAGTACAGGGCCTGGGGCGCGCAGTTGGCGATCTCCACCACGTTGCCGGCCAGGCGCATGGCCTTGTCGCGCTGCTGCTTGGTGGTCAGCTCGCGGTCTTCGTCGCGCTCGGACTCCTCGATGTGGGTGAGGGCCTTGTTGTACTTGTCCAGGTCGAGCTTGAACCAGTAGAGGCGGCTCTCGAAGGTGAAGTGGAATTCGTGGCGCTCGCGCCATTCGTACATCAGCACCGCCTTCTCCGCGGCGGTGTCGGCCAGCAGCAGGGCGCCGTGGTAGCGAGCCTCCTTGAGGTCCTGGTCACGGCGGTCCTCGCGCTTGGCGGCGTCCTGCTCGAAGGCCCAGCGCTGGTGCAGGTCGTTCCAGTCGACCTTGCGGCTGCCCGGTTGCGGGATCTGCGCAGCCTCGCACTTGAAGCCCAGCTCGCGGGCCTGGCGGGCCCAGCGGCGAGTGTAGCGGTGGGCGCCGGGTTCGTTGTCCAGGGCCCAGACCAGTTTCGGCAGCTTGCCCTGGCGCGCGCTGGCCAGGTCCTTGAGGGACTGCTCGGGGTAGGCGTTGCTGCTCATGGCCGAGACGGCGGCGATGCCGTGGTGGGTCAGGGCGATGGCGTCGAATATGCCCTCGACGATCCAGAGCTCCTGGACCGTCTGCAGGTCGAGGCTCGGCGGGCACCACCAGACGCCGCGGTAGCTGGCCCCGGGCTGGAAGCGCGCCTTCTGCTTGCCGAAGCGCGCAGGGCGATCGATCAGCCGTTCCCAATAGCCGCCCTTGGCCAGGGCGAAGCGCACGGTGGCCGAGCCGATGCTCTGGGCGCGGTCCCAGTAGTTCTCCTGGCTGTACCAGCCCTTGATCAGGCTCAGGTCGAAACCTCGGGCGAACTGGAGATAGCCGTCGGCGCTGGCGGCCGGGGCGTCGCTGGAGGGCTTGAAGCGCTCGGACCAGTCCTCGAAGAGGTCGCTGTAGAGCTCCTTGACGTGCCAGGTCTGGCCGCACTTCGACTCGCGGCCGCACTTGAGCACCCAGGGCGCGCGGTGATCGGTGAACAGCTCGCGCTTGTGGCAGGCCGGGCACTCGCCCTTACGCATGTAATTCGTCCCGCTGATGTGCCGCATCCCGAGGTCGCCCTCGAGGCGCTGCAGCACGTCGGCGCGGAGCTGGTGATCCATCTGATACATGCTCAGGCTCCGCAGTAGCATTCGATGGCGTCGTCGACGGCATCGGTGAAAAGGACATGCTGCTGGCGGGCATAGGCCTGCATTTGGGCGTAGCTGGGCCGGTCTTTGCGGAACGTGACAGCGCGACCGCCGGACTGGACTAGGGTCTCCATCCGAGCCCACCAATCGGCGCTGCGCAGGTCGGACTGAATGATGCTGTAGGTCTGCTGGCGCCCCTTGAGGAAGCACAGATCGCAGTTACCCAAGAGGGTCTTGCCGTTGACGGTGGGCAGCTCTAGGGCGAACGCCTGGTTGCTCCAGAAGCGATCAATGTCGGCCAAGGTCACGCCTGCGTCAGCCAGCGGCAGGCGCATATGCTCGCGCGGTGTTTCCGAGCTGGTACCGCGCTTGCGGATCTTCGCCACGCGACGATGCTCGTCGGCGCGGATGCCTACCATCTGATCCCATTCGCCGTTGCCATCAGCCCAGCCCAGCGACTTCAGATAGCGGTGCATCGTGCGGATCTTGAGTTCGACCGTGCAGTAGCGGGTGACAGGGTTGGGAAGGTATTTGCGCTGGCGGATTGCGGCCTCGAAGGGCTCGCCCTGGCGGCTCGCTGTCTCGAAGTTGACGATGGAAAATCCGAATTCGGAATTCAGAAATTCCAGCCAGACCACGCCAAGGCCCCACTCCTGATCACAGCGCTCGACGAAGCGAAGAGTTTCCTCGCGCTCCTTACCTGTGTTGGCGAATAGGTAGGTGATGGGCTTGCCCGGGTTGGCAAGCTGCACCTGGCGCGCCATGTAGGCGCTGGTGCGACCACCCGAGAAGCTGACGGCTGTCCGGCCGTCGATGTGGAAGGCCTTATTCATGCGCCTGCCTCCGCCTCATGGTTGGTAACGGGCTCGCACATCAGGCGGCGCAGGGGTACGTCGAGTTGGCCGCGCATCAGCTGACCTCCTGGGTGGCGAGCTGAGCGCGGATCTGGGTGGCGGTCTGGTGGGCGGCGAGCATGGAGGGGAAGCGGCGCAGGATGGCGGCGCGGCGCTTGGCGGTGTCCTCGATGCGGACGTAGCGCGGCTCGTTCCAGTGCTGGGTGACGGTGTAGTCGGCGCGGCCCTGGAGCCATCGGGCGAAGGTTTCGGCGACCGCCGGCGGCAGCTCGATCTGGACGGGGAGGGTGTTCGGCATGGTGGGTCTCGCGGCAGCAAGGCGCAGTTCACCCATACCCACGCAAGGCGGGCATGGATCAGGCAGGCAGTCAGGGGGTTAGCGGGTGGCGCGCTGGGTGCCGGGGTCTTCGTCGATCAGGGCGTCGAAGATCTCTTGGACCGGGATGCGGTAGCGCAGGCCGGTGGCCGGGTTGACCAGGACGCCGATGTCGCCGGTGCTGGAGTCGATGTCCAGAAAGCGATGGCCCTTGAGGGCTTCGAGCTGGTTGTTGGCGCGAGCCACTAGGCGCTCGGCGGTGTGCTGGGGCACGCCCATCAGCTGCAGGTGCTCGGCGGCGCAGTTGAGCAGGGCCTGGCTGTGGCCCAGGTGCTCGCACTCATGGCGGCGCAGGTAGGTCAGGGCAGCGGCCTGCATGGTGTCGAGGTAGTCAGCGGGGTGGTTGGCGGTGTTCACGATGCGATGTCCTCTCTGGTGGGCTGCTGGGCTTCTTCCTGGTCGTCGAGCAGACCGAGCTGCTGTTCGCGGATGGCGAGATTGCTGGCGTACACCTTCTGCGCCATGGCGTTGAGGTGGCTGGTGCTGGGCGGCAGCTCACAGGCCGGCGCGTTGGGCAGGCCGCTGGGGCTGGCCAGGTGGGTAAGCTCGGTGTGGGCGTAGAACGACGCGCTGCAGGGCGCGAAGTGACACTGGAATACCTGCTGGCGCAGGAATACGTGGGCGAACCAGCTGGTCCGGCAGACCAGGGGCGCACCGCAGAAGCAGCACCAAAACTGCCCCTTCTTCTGTTTCTTGAACAACGCCATTTCTCTTCCCTGCCGCCTGGGGCGGCTCCGGCCTCGCCGGGTTCTGGCGCTCCGCGCCGACTTCGTGCCCGCCGTCCTGGCAGGCGTTCAGGGTGTGTCTTGTGGCTAGTGCTTGCGGCCGCTGCCTCTGGCCGCGTGCAGCGTGATCACCGCCCAGACCTCTTCCTCGCGCGCCGCCAGGTGCCGGCGGTGGGCGCCGAGGATCTGGACGACTTCCTTCTCATCGATGACGCCGTCTTCCAGCGCCTGGCCGATGATCTGGTCGACCAAGCCACGCTTGACGGCGGTCTTCACCGAGCGGGCGTAGAGATCCAGGTTGTCCAGATCGCCAACCTCGGCCTGGCGAACGAAGAAGCCGCCGTACTGAGCCGCGAGGTAGTCCACCAGGTGGGTGGTACCGGTCTCCTGTTCCAGCAGCAGGATCTGCTGGTCATTGAGCGGGCGGCAGCCGGCGGTCTCGTAGGCGTGGTTGTCGAATTTCTTAAGCGGCAGGCCGAGGCGGGCCGCCGCGCATTCACGACCGCCGGGGTAGGCGCAGATCACGGCGCTGATGACCTGGCGACGGGTCTCTAGGGCAGGGCGTTTCATCTTCCAGTTTCTCCCTGGGCCATGCGGCCCTACTGTTGGGCCGCGGTGGTAGCCGGGATCTCGCCCTGTTTGATTCCGAGCAGAACGGCTGCGCGGTGGGACTCCCCTCGACGGCCCTTCTTGCGGCCGTTGAGAAGGTCGCTGACCAAATTCTTGTTCAACGAGTGAGTGCGGCAGAACTCAGCGATGGATATGCCCGCTCGATCCAGCTGGGCGCGGGCTTGCTCGGGAGTCAGAGGGGCGGGCATAGTGTTCCTGTGTGTTCAAACGTGTTCATTCGAGTTTTATTATGACCAATAAAATGGTCACGTAAAGGGGTGTTGCTTGAAAAATTGTTCATCGGGCGAATCCCCTGCACGAGAGGTAGGAGATCGACTTCGCGATGAGCGCTTGCGGCTCGGCTATACGCAGGGTGACTTCGCGCAGGCGGGCGGGGTCAATCGCAACACGCAGGGCAGCTATGAGCGCGGTGAACGGTATCCGGACACGGCGTATCTGTTAGGTGTTGCTGGGATCGGTGTCGATGTTGGATACGTTGTTACGGGGCAAAAAGCCGCTGTAGCAGAGTCATCGCTTAATGAGGTGGAGCAGGAGCTCCTGGGGTATTTTCGAACTGTTTCGGACTACAACAAGGAAACCATCCGCCGCATGGTATTCGCGATCGCGGCGGCCGATGGCGGCCTAGATTCCGAGAAGACCTGAAGGCCTTTCCCAAACCAAAAAGCCCAGCCACACGCTGGGCTTTTTGTTTCAGATGGCTTTCGGCGGTTGGCGAACTGCATCACAGAATGTACTGTTTTTGCATACAGTAATAAGGAGTGTGCAGTACCTATGGATCAGCTCAAGCAAGCCCCTTTGAAGATCTCTGGTCGACAACCCATGCCTTCGGCAGCCAGTGAGTACGAGGCGCAACTGCTGGAGGCTGTGAGGGTGCTATCTCAAGATGATCAGCAGCGGGTCTATCTGCTTGTGCTGGACCTGGCCCGGGTCAGCGGGCCACTGGCGCGGAAGCGGTCAGCCTCTATGGAAACCGATGTCAGACCGGGGGCGAAGTGATCCAGATGGGGAGGATGCTGCCGATGGTTCCAAGACACCCGTCTCATCGTCTGAGCTCCACTCGTCGCTTCGTCTGTTGACCTATTTCTAATAGCGTCGCCTATACTGTTTAAATGTACAGTATCAAGGTGCCACCATGGACGCTTTCCAGACACGGGGTCGTAGACTCGCCCAGCTCGCGCTTTCTCAGGCGCGGTTGAAGATCACTGGCTTCCAGAGCCCGGCCGAGGATCACGCGCAGCTGCCTCTCTCGATCGATGAGGCGATTGGCTGGGGAGCGCCCAACCTCTGGCTCTGGCTGGTGAACAGCGAGGCCCTTGCAGGGCTGAGCATCCATCAGGGGGACGTCTTGGTCGTGGACCGTGCCGGCGATGTTGAGCCCGGGCGGGCGGTGATCGTGGTGGTCGACTGTGAACACAGGCTCTGCACAGTCCTTACTAGCCAGGAGCAGCGGCAGCTCTTGGCGACTATCGGAAGCGATGGCCATCCGCGGCCGCTCGAATTGATTGGTGAAGTCGAGCTCTGGGGCGTGGTGGACTTCCTGATGCGAGACCTGCGGCCATGAGCGTCTACGCGTTGATCGACTGCAACTCCTTCTACTGCAGCTGTGAGCGGCTGTTTCGGCCCGAGCTGAAAGGGCGGCCGGTAGTGGTGCTGTCGAACAACGATGGATGTGTGATCGCTCGGAGCCGTGAGGCGAAGGCTCTGGGCATTGGCATGGGCGTGCCTTACTTCCAGAACCGAGCCTTCCTGCGTCAGCACGACGTGGCCGTCTTCAGCTCCAACTACGAGCTCTACGCTGACGTCTCCAATCGCGTGATGCGGACCATCCAGGGGATGGTGCCGGACCTGGAGGTGTACTCGATCGATAAGAGTAAGTTGTATAGTGCGGACGCCTAA